TCATAGTGCATGCACCCGTTCAAGTGCTCGTGCGGTGTTCTTCCCTGATTTCGAGAGGTAGTGTTTCGCGGTTTCGAGCTTGCTCCAGCCCATGAAGGCTTTGAGCGGGATGATGTCGAGGCCGTTATCTGCCAGTGTGGTTGCGGCGGTTGCTCGGAGTGCGTGTGGGTAGCAGTGGTCGGCATCAACTTCGGCGGCGTGTTCGGCTGCGGCGGTGACGCGGCGGTTGACGACCGCGCGGGAGAACGGCCACTCGTCGTGCCGGTTGAAGAACCGCTCGATGGCGAGTGTCGCGCGAGGGTTATGTCCGAAGGGGACTTCGCGGGCGGATGCGACGGTCTTCGGACTCCACATTCGGGCTTCCGCGTCGGCTTGACTGAGGTCGTCGTTTGCGTCCGCGGCCTGCGCGCTCTGCGCGCGACAGTATCCGCAGACGCCACCATCCATGCCTTTCTGGCAGGGTTCGTGGACGGGGATTTCGATCATCTGCCGTCGGAAGTCGACCCAGTCGCGTTGGATGTGCGCGATCTCGCCGGCGCGAAGTCCGAGGCGGCCGGCGACGAGAATTACGAACCGTGTGTCCTGTGCGTGGCTGTCGGGCAGCTCGCGCGCGCCCTCTAAGAGAAGTTGGAACTGGCGGCTGCGCAGTGCATCTTCACGCGAGTATCGGTGGGTTTCAGCGTTCGTGATCGCCATCTACTCCCCACCCCCATCGCGTTCAGCGTCCGCAGAGACTTCGCTATCGTCTGGTTGGCAGATGCCGCACAGTCCGTCCCCCATCAGCGTGACTTCGCGGCCACAGAGGTCACAGACGGATGGGTCGGTGGCGCGTTCGAGCGCGTCAAGTGCCTGCACGACCGTTCCGTGCCGCTCCTCACCGCTGAGGTAGCCCCAGTCGCGTTCGGCCGATTCGAGGTACTCCTTCGCTTCTTCTACGGGTTCGATGTCGTCACTCACCTTCACCACCTCGGTCGGTGTCCGCAGAGACTTCACCCGTGATGACTGAGAGGGCGCAGTCCTCAGAACACGGATATTCTCGGGAGATATTGACGACAACCCCGTCGTCAGTCCGGTCAGCCTTGTCCAACGACATAACGGCGTCGCGGCATCGTATTGCGTCCCCGCAACCGGGGCACCTCACCCGGTCGTTCTGTATCTCTGTCTCAAGCGGTTCAAACGGAGACTGTTCAGTATCGCTCATGCACTCCACCTCCGGCCACTGTCAGGGAGCACGATGGGGTCGACGTCGCGCGCCTCCCGGCACGCCTCACAGAGACACTGTCTCCCAGAGGAGGTTTGGCAGGGCCACACGCGGTCGCGTGGCTGTGGCTCGCTGCACCCGTCGCAGAGCCACGTGTCCTCTCCCGGCCACTCGCCAGACGGCATCACGCGCCACCTCCGAAGAAGACGCGGCTGACCCCCCTCTCGCCGCATGCCGGACACTCGTCTGCCGGGTCTCCCCATCGCAGCACAGAGCAGGAGATGCACATGAATCCACTGTCGATCTCGATCTCGCCGTGATAGATGTCGACGTCACAGCCGAACTCGTCGTGCGCTTCAGCGACGTCGCCAGCCTCCTCGAGGTCGGCTGCGCCGTCGGTGAGCTCGCCGCACTGCTGGCAGACAGCGACGTAGCCGGTCATAGTGCCTCACCTCGGTAGTCGTCGCGGGCGTCGTGTCGTGCGAGGAAGGTCTGCCAGAGGCCGTCGCTGGCGGCGTCCGCGCATGCTTGGCAGGGGAGGCGGCCGGCGCGGAGGTCGCGCTCGCCGCGACACCAGGGGTCGTCGTGCTGGCAGGTCTCGCCGTCATCGGCGAGGAACGCCTTGAGGGCGCGTTTCGGGCCGGCGCGCCCCGCGTTCCCTTCTGGGGTCTCCGTGGGTTTGTCGGTGCAGCGTCCGCACTTCTGGTAGTGTCCGTCGGGGATCGCGCTCGTGGGCTTCTCGGCGAGGTTCTTCGCCTGTTGGGCGGCCGGGCACTCCGGGTCCCAGTGTTCGGTGTTCGTCGAGCGCTTCGTCGCAACGTGGAGCGTCTCCGGCCGCGACGACGGCGTCGAGGCGGCCGCCATCACGCGTCACCCCCCTCGTCGATAACGCTATCCCAGTCGACGGTCGCGATGTAGCCGTCCGCGTCGTCTGGGTGGATGTCGTCTTCGAGCGCTTCGGTGAGTTTGAGCGCGCGATCCTGCAGGTCGACCAGAATCTTGTCTGCATCCTCGTCAGGGCCGGAGACGACGATGTCGATCTCATAGTCGCCGTGGCCGAGACCCGAGACGCTGATTTCGACCATCACGCGTCACCCCCTTCGTCGGTGCAGAGCTGGCATTTCGGGTAGTACCCCTGGGGGATCGTCGTGGCGGGCTTCGTCGCGACGTTCTCAACACGCGCGAGCGCTTGGCAGCTCCGGTCCCAGTGCTCGGTCTTTGTCGCGTGCCGCGCCGTGTTCACGTGCACTTCGTCGGGCCGCGTCGACGGCGTGTCGGCCGCCGCCATCAGACGTCACCCCCTTCGAGGGCTTCAGCGGCACACTCGAGGTCGCAGTAGTAGTCCGTCTGACTGACGGCGATGCCGTCGGGGTCGAACTTGTGCATCACGACCTCGTCGAGACGGTCGTCTTCGACGGCGTCGTCGGGGAAGTCCGGGAACTCGCGGCCGCACGACTGGCAGATGAGCGCCATCACGCGTCACCCCCTTCGTCGGCGGCGGGCGTGCAGCGCTTGCAGAACTCGTAGTAGCCCTCGGGGACGGTCGCGGCGTCGCGCGCCGCCGGTGTCGACGTCGACTTGAACGCCGGGCAATCCTCGTCCCAGTGTTCGCGCTTCTTCACCGACCCGGTCGGCACGTAAATCGTCGCCGGCCGCGCGTCCGCTTCCTTAACCGGCTGGCCCGCGTCCGACCCAGTAGGGCTCCCCGGCCCTGTCCGATCCTTACTCGCTGCGCTCGCTGAGTCAGACAGCTCGCGCTCTTCGTGGTGGGTCTCCGCGTCGATACGCGCGGCCTCGGTAGCCGCAGGCTTCCGCGTCGTATGGGCCCTATTCTTAAGAGGCCCGTCGATGTTGTCTCGCATGGCTTCTGAAATACCCCTGTGTGGGAGTAGGAAGCCACGTCCGGGGTGCCTCTAACACCCCGGGCACTCCTTACCGCGGAGCGGGACCTGGCTTCCACCAAATCAATAGTCAGCCGCTACCTTAGTTCTTGCCCACCCAACGGGTACCTGTGGGAGCCTCTAACCCCTCTACAGGGGTGGTAGGGGGTACTACTATTACCCTACAGCCCCCTTATATGGCACATCGGTGGTTCTATGAGCGCGACACACCCATCGGGTAGCAAGATGCGGCAGAGCGCCGACTGGATGACGAAGGCCGACGAGCGCATCCTCGAAGTCATCCGTGAGGAGGGGAACATGACCCCCCAGGCACTCTCCCGCGAAGGCACGACGCCGCGCATCGACATCACCCGAAAGTACGCCGGGCGCCGGTGCCGGAAACTCGCGAAGGCCGGGCTTCTCCGCAAGATCGACCGGGGGCTCTTCGGCATCACGGAGCGTGGAGTCGCCTTCCTTGACGAGGAGTTCGACGCCAGGGAGCTCCCCGACCCCGACACCGACGCCGAGTAGCCGAGTCACGGCCGAGTGACAGTAACGCCACGCCGGAGTTCCTCCTCGACATGCTGGAAGACGTCCTCGAGCCACGCCGGCGGCTCCATCTCCTTCTTCACGAGCCGCTCACCGCCGCGCGAGAACCACTGGTCGCCCCCATGCACGAGCTTGATCCGCCGCCCACGCTCACCATCCGCGATCACGGTGACGTCGACGCCGCGCTCCTCCTCGCGAACTTCGTAGCCGAGGCGATGCAGGTCCACGCGCATCGCGATCTCGCGAACACGACTCGCCTCCCGCCGAGAGTGCTGCTTCGTAGCCATCGCACCCGGACCGACGACCGCCTATGTAAAAAGTGGGGGTTGTAGTTCCGAAAAACGCGGGCTATCTGCGCACGATCTCGCACGCCAGATAAGCTGCGACGCCACAAGCCGCGCCAAACGCGAAGGGGGCGAGTGCGATCGGGACGTTATCGCGGAAGGACGGGTTCGCCATTACGTAGAGCAGTAGGACTATCGCCGCGATCACGATGCCGCCAGCACCGACGTTGATCGAGAAAGATCGGGTTGACCTTTCGTGGCGGCTCATGCGTCACACATTGTGTGACGGGTATATCAGGCTATCGTAACACAGGTGATAGTATTATAAGTCGGGGCAGATATGTGTGGGGTATGTCGATTGGTGGCGATGGTGTGCTCTCCTCTGCAACCAGCACGTTTGATCTCTATGACTTCTTCAGTATGCTCCTCCCGGGCGTCGCATTTTTGATCGGGATGTTCCCATTCGCCCCAAGCGAAATGCCCCTTGGTACATTCGAAACTCTACTCGTACTCATCGTCGTGGGCTACATCCTCGGCCGGGCAATCCACAGCGCCGCTGAGAGCCTGGACCCCCACCTCGGGGAGCCAAGCCACCGGGCTGAATTTGACCGTCTCATCAGGACCCGTAGTCCATCTGAAATATCCGAAGAGACGCTCGATGCGTACTACACAGCTGCACAGGAGCAATTCGACTACATGGACCTCCCCGATGATCGAACGGACGTTGAGGATGGCGACCTTAAGACGCTATACGTCCACACACGAGCCCTGATCCACCGCGATGGGCAAGGCCGGTCGCGGACCTTCCAGGCGATCTACGCGTTCTATCGGAGCGTCACCCTCGTCGCTGTACTCCTCGCAGTGGTATACTTCATCTACGGGATGGGGAGGTACTTCGGGGCGTGGGTTGTGATCGGAGCCTACACGTCTCACCTCGGGGCACTACAGCTTCCCTTCGCGTTCTTCCAGCTGGGGGCTGAAGCTGCGACTATGTTGACGTACCTGACGTTTCACGACGCGAAGGGAGACTACCGGACCTACTTCCTCCAGTACCTGATCGTTGACTTCTTGATCATCCTCGGTATCCGAGAAGGGGTCAGACCTCCGGCTCAGTAGTAACCACGAGCGGCGGCTCGACGTCGCGGTCGACGACACGATACTCGGTACCCCGCCGTTTACCCTCGCGTTCGACGAGGTCGTACGCCTCAAGCTTCTGGATTTTGTACCGGCGATCCCGCCGGCTGATCGGCTGGACCGGAAGGCCGGAGTAGAGCCGGTCGTCGGCGCGCTCGTAGCGATCATGGAGCCGGCCACCCCGAACCCACTCGTCGCCGAACTGATAGAGCACGGCGTAGAGCACCTGGTGGTGGGTCGGCAGCGACGCGAGGTTGCTGCGGCGGATCGCCGTCCGTGCGCGCGCGTAGCAATCCGCGACGTCCAGGTCGTGAATATGGGGGTGGTCGCGCTCCTGTGCGAGTTCGGCCGCGGCGCGCAGGCTCTGGATTCCGTCGCGGGCAACACCTGCGACTTCGTCCGCAATCGTGTGGAGCTGGTCGGAGGTCACGGCACCAAAGCGGAGGCCGACGCGCGCCCGCGCTTCAAGGATGTCCGCGAGTTCGGTCGTGCCGTACCGGTCGAGTCCGAGATGGGTCATGGCGGCGTGGTCGTAGCCGTCGGGGGCGCGTGCGAGCCACTCGTCGGGGTCGTGGACGATGACGACGACGGACACGAGGCCGATCCCGCGGAGGTGGTCGAGGATGTTGGTTTCGTGGAGATCGTCGGCCTCGTCGAGGACGACGATGCAGGGGCGGTCGGCTGCGACCTGGAGGATTTCGACGAGGTCGGGGAGGGGTTCGTTCCCGGCAAGGTGGACGCCAGCATGGTGTTGGTGGAGGATCGTGCGGAGGATGTCTCCAGCGGTCGCGCCCATGGTGTCGACGACTGCGCTATCGACGTCGGCGTGCTCGTCGAGACGGCGGAGGGCGCAGCGCGCGAGCGCGGTTTTGCCGACGCCGCTCGGGCCGTGGATGAGGACGTCTTCGGCGCGGTCGCCGTTTGTGGCTGGCTGGAAGGCTTGTGCGAGGGTGGTCATGGCGCCTTCGCGGTGTTCGAGCGACCGTGGGAGGTGGCCGTCTTCGAAGACGTGCGGCGCCGTGATCATGTCACCTCGCACCGACAAGTCCAGGGTATAAAAGAATGGGCTGTAGTTCCGAAACCCACCCCAGGAACACCTGCAATCTGGGGGGCCGCGGGGGTCGAGTGGAAACAGGGGGGTTCCGCGGAGGGGTTAGTCCGCGCGTCGCGCGGCGGACCGGTGCCAGCCGGCGAGCTGGCAGGACTCGTCGTGGACGATTTCGAAGACGTCCTCGTCGAGGTTGCCGCACGAGCAGAAGAACGCGACCGTCTCGCCCTCGTGGAGGCCGACCTCCCCCGTCTCCGATGACTTCCCTTCGGTCTCGCCGTACTCGACGATGGTGATCGTGTGCGTCGGGGAGAGCTCGGGCGTCGGGGTCGTCTCGTCGACGACGGGCTCGAGGTCGTCGTAGAATTGGCGGCCGTGCTCGCCGGCGAGCCGGCAGTCTGCTTGGTGCCATATCTGGGTGAGCGTCTCGTCAGCCTGGAAGCAGTGGGGGCAGAGGTAGCCGACGACTTCGTCGATGAAGTGCTCGGTTGTGCCGGGCTCAGTGACGACGAGGCGCTGGATCGGCGTGCCGTCGAGGTCCTCGCGGACGACCTTCATCGCCGCGCCTCCACCGAGTCGGCGTCGAGCTGCTCGGGGTGGCGTTGGAGCCACTCGCGCGCTTCGAAACGCCCCTCGCGTGCCTCCGCGCGGGTCCAGTGGCCTTCGCGGACCCACTCGCCGGCGTCCTCAAGAACGCGCCGGCAGGCGTCGGCGACCGTCTCCTCGAGGCGGACGCCGACGAGGCCGTCGACAGTCTGCCATGCGTTCCAGAGTTCCGCGAGCCCCGGGGCGTCGTCGCCGGCGCGGAGTTCGCGGAGGTCGGCGGCGGCTTCCGCGCGGACCGCGACGTCGACGAGCGCCCCGAGCTGGTCGTCCTCCAGGACGGCGTCCACGACCACGCGGCGCATCACGCCCGCGGAGAAGTCCTCGCCAGCTTCGAAGGCGAGGTCTTGGACGCGTCGGTCGGTCTTCTTCGCCTCCATCACCCTGCCTCCTCGTCGAGCTTCTTCCGGAGGACGACGTCGAGGCGGACGTCCGGGACGCGGCGGGCGCCGCGAATCATCTCGACGCGCCGAACGTGCGCGCAGCCCTCAGGCGGGTCGTTGTACTGCATGTCCTCGCAGTCACAGACCGCGGCGTCGGGATCGACCGTCCGCGCGACGCCCTCGGAGTTGTAGACCGTCCAGAAGCCGTCGCCGTCCGGTTCGACGGCGACCATCGCGTCCTGGGCGGCACGGAGGTCGCGCTTCCCGTAGACGGCGCGGGCGAGTTCTGTGTTCGAAATCGCCATCAGTCCTCGGCCTCCTCGTGGATCGCCGCAGTGCGCTCAAGCCGGCCGCGGGGGTAGGCGTAGCGATTCTGCGGCGTGAGGTCGGTGTCGCTCCGACTCGGGAAGACGACTTCGACGACGTCGTCGTCCGCGGGGTAGTCGGGGTTGACGTCCGCGACGGTCGTGCCGTCCGCGTCGATCTCGTGACCGCTCGCGTCCCCTACGGGGACGCGAGCGGCAAGCATCGTTGCCGGGGTCTCGCCTTCGTCGTCGCGGTCCTGGACGTGGTCGCCGACGTGGAGCTGCGGCCGGCCGCCGTCCGTGGCGAGCGTGCTGAGCGGATCGTCTTCGAAGACGCGCTCGCGGACGTCCGGGTGGGCGCGGAGCCACGCGGCGGCCTCGCGCGTCGCGGCCGCGACGTCCGCGGCGTCCTCGAAGCCCTCCGCGACCCAGGTATCGCCGTCCGCGAGGACGACGCCGGCGCGGGCCGCGCAGAGTTCTCTGACGCGGTCGCGGGCCTGTCGGTGGAGATCGGGGAGGGGCTCGCCGGCCGTGCGTCCCTGATCTCCAGCGCCGCGCAGCGTCTCCCGGCGTTCGTCGCGGACGTCCTCGAGGGACGCGATGGCGTCCTCCAGGGTGGCGAGCTGCGAGTCTTCCAGGACGTCGTCGTGGACGCCGTCGGCGAGGACGCGATGTCGGAACTCGCTGGGTGCCGTCGACGTGTGGTCGCTGCGGATGCGGCGTGCCGCCCGCGGGTGGATGTCCTGACCGCGCATCACGCATCGGCCTCCTCGGTGTCGCGCTGCTGGTAGACGACCGCGTCGTCTTCGGGGACGTGGAGGACGTCGTAGGACTGCATCAGTTCCCACCCTCGCTGAGCCGCGGTTCGTCGTCGCGCACGGCGACCGAGGCGGCGAACGATTCGGGGCCGCCGCGGCGGACGATGCGCGGGACGACGAGGAACCCCTCGCCGAACCCGTCGGCCATGACGGGGAGGCCGGGATAGTCCATCCGGCCGTCCGGGGCCTCGGCGTGCTGGCTCCAGATGTGGATCGTCTCGGCGTGCGCCTCGATGAGGCTCGCGTCGTAGACGCGCTCGACGCGATCGCCCGTCTCGGGGTCTTCGTAGAGGACGTGGATCTGGTTGCGTTCGTCGGCGTTGGCACGCGAGCCGCTGACGCGCTTGGTGACGAAGGCGTAGGTGTGGCAGAGCTTGATCGCGTGGAACCGCGTCTCGCCGTCGCGGACGGGTTCGTGGCTGCCCCACTCTGCCCACGTCGCGGGGACATCGTAGAGGGTGCGATCCAGCTGCTGTACCGTCGCGTCGGAATCGTTATCCGGTCTGCGTGGTGTTGTGTGCATGGGTTTGCGTGGTGCAGACCCGAGGTCCGGCGCTGGTACGCCGGGCCACTTCACTTCTGAAGTAGCGTTCCTCGGTGCCTACTCTACAGTATACTTCCCGTGTCTATAAAACTTACGTCGTAAGCTCACTTCGGGGGCTTCCGTAGTAAGGCTTACAACGCGGGCGCGCATCAATAGCCTTGTGAGCCTCACAACCGAACCCGGAGGCATGCTCACCGACGCAGACCTCCGCGACCTCGACCGCGAACTACTCGACTACCTCGACGAGGGGCGCATCACGCCGGTATACGCCCAGCGCCGCCTCGAGGAGGACAACGTCGGCGACTACTCCCGCGGGTACGTCCAGCAACGCCTCGCCCGGCTCGAAGAACACGACCACGCCGCGAACCTGCTCGGCGTCGGACTCTACGAACTCGTGGACGACCCTCGCGAGGACGATGGTGGCGATGTCTGAGGAGTTCGACACGCGAGTCACGGGCGAGGACGTCGTGCGTGACGACGACCGCGACGTCGCGCGGCTGAAGACGAAACACTACGGCGGCAGGCATCGCTACTGGGTGGTTATCGACGTCGACGACGGCAGCGCGTCGTTCTCGCGCGTGTCACCCATCCTTCCGGATGGGCGGAACGCGAAAGCGACGAAGAAGATCGACCTCTTCGACACGACCGAGGTCAAACTCGCCGACGTCGAGAAGGTCTGCGCGCTCCTCGCGGCCGCCGGCGAGTACGCCCGCGACGTCCACGACCTCGACGTCAACCGTGCACTCTGGCTGGACGGCTCTCACGCAGAGATCGGGAGTAAGTAGAACGCATACGAGTCTCTATTCGCCGGCGGGCGTCTTCTGCGGGACGTGTCTGCGCCGGTGGTAGAGGTAGACCGGGAGGCCGAGGATGATCAGACTGCCGTATAAGTACCACTTGCTCGGCCGCCAGACACCCATGATGCGGAGCGTCCGCATGTCGAGATAGACGCCTGCGACCGCGATGAGTATGAATACCGTGCCCACCCCGTAGAATATCTGGTAGGGGAGGCTGCCTTCAGGAAATAGAGACCCAAGGAGCGCGCCCATGAACCCGACAGCGCCACAGACCGCAATGATTTTGGGGTAGTTGACGCCGACGTCAGACGGATGATCGGCCTGCTGGATTCGGCGTCGTGCCTCCTCGGACGCCGACCGCTCACCGGCGGACTCCCCCGACCCACCTGCCTCGGTGTCGATCTCCCCGCCGCCGAGGTCGGCGTACTGCTCAACGAGGTCGTAGGCGTCGAGGTCGTCGACGAGCTGGACGAGATCATCGCCATCGACGAGCTTCACGTTCAGGTCGCTGGCGCGCGCTTCGGCCTGTGACGTCACGGCGCCGGTCGTGACGATCACGACCTGGTCGACGCCGTCCTCCTGGTGTTTCAGGCTCGCGTACTGCTGGATGTCCGGCCCGCCGACGGTCGTGTTCTCGCCGTAGCGTTTCGCCTGAATCAACGCCTTCTGCTGGAAGGGCGTCTCCTTGGTCGCGCGGACGTCGACGCCGGCGTCGGCGGACTGCTGCTCGACCTCCGTCGTCCACCCCTGCCGGCTCCAGAGGTCCGCGACGAAGTGCTCGAAATCCCAGTCGTCCATCCCTTGGAGGCGCTTCTTCAACGCCGCCGCGGAGAGGGACGCAGCACGAGTCGACATACCCGCAATCTGTCACCGTCGGTGATAAAACTACGCGGCAAGGCGGCGATAGCCTCTACATAACCGCCGCCCGGAAGCGCGTCCAGCACTGGGTGCCACACGACCGGTGCCGGTTTTTCGCTCCAGAAGACCCCGGCGGCCTACGCGAGAACCCGTGCGTAGAACGCCTTGACGCTCCAGCCGAGCGTCACGACGGCGGCGAAGGACGTGATGAAAACCCCGGCCAAGCCGGTTAAACCGGGCTGGCGGGTGAGGGCGGCGAAGTCAGGAAGGTTCCCGACGACACCCGGAAGTGGAACGCTGGCGATGGTGGCGAGATTCACGATCAGGCTTCCCGAGTTCGGGAAGAGCACTCCGATGACTATCGCGGCTCCGACGACCGGCGCGATCTTCTTCAAGATCGCTCGTCTGTCGACCATAGCTGGCCATCACACTCCACTCTGATAAGCGTGCAGCGTGAGAGCGCGGCCACGAAGCGCTCCGTCCGTTCAGAGACGGTCGAGGATCGCGAGGAGGAGGTAGTAGAGGACTTTCAGCCCGGGCTTCCCGTCGAGCGCGCCCTCGTCAACGAGCGCCTGGGCGTCCGCGACGTAGTCCGCATCGGAGTCGACAGGACCGACGTGGACGCGGTCGCCGTCGCGCTCGACGTGCCCCGGCGGCCCACCAGCGTGCGGTGGCGCGGGGACGTCCTTCGGCGGGCCGCCCCCGCTGTTCCCCGGCCCACTACCTCCCTGTCCAGGAGTCATGCACTGACCACCTCGATTTCGACGACGTCGCTTTGCTCGGCCGGATGCTCCGCCAGGTCGGTTGCCTGGACGCGGATGGTCGAGCCCGCCGACGCGGTCGTCGTCACGTCGAGCGACCCCGTCCCACCCGTGAGGGAGACGGACTGCGCCACGCCGTCGACGGTGACGGTCGCCTCGCCGCCGGCATCGAGGACGTCCGCGTCGCTGGGGTCGGTCCCCCGCGCGACCTGGAGGCCGTCCACGACCGCGACCTGGAGCGTCTCGGTCGCGCTCCCGTCGTTCGGGAGCTGGCCGTCGTCCGATGTCGTGAGATGGAGGACTCGGAAGGGTGTCGACTGGTGGATTGTCGCGGTTTGCACGTCTGTCGTGATGACTTCATCAATCCAGTCGCCATTCCTGCGGTATTTTCGGCTCATTAGTCAAGGACGTAGAACAGACTGTATTTGTGAGTCGACATGTTGCTCGCCCCCACGTAAGGGTCAAGCTCGCCATCAAATCTCACGCAGAAAGAGGCCGAACTCGACGAATGAGTGTTTGCTGGGATGTCGTCTCTGAAATATTGCGCGTAACTCCCATCTATTGTGAGTCCGCAGTCGAGGTATCCCGCAGCATCTGTGGTTGTGCCGCTCACGGAGAGACCGAGCGCGAATCCCGATCCGCTGATGGTGGCCGAGGAGTCTGCGACGAGCGGTGTCTTGCTCGACCAGTCGACCGAGTCCTCGGGGACGGCGCGCGACGAGACGGCCGCGTCGACGTTCCCTCCCGGGAACGCCTGCCCGTCGGAGAGGATGTCGCTTTCTGCGAGGTCGTTGAGCGCCGAGATCGCCTTATCGAGACGCTGCGCTCGCGTCGCCGTCCACTCCGACGGGTCTGGCGAGTCGTCCGGAACTGCCCGTGTGGAGACGTCCGCGTCAAGATGCCCCTGCGGGTCGGGGTCGTCGTGACTGGAGCGCGACGACACGCTCGCATCAACGTTCGCCCCCGGGAAGGGGTGGCCGTCGGAGAGGATGTCGTCCTGCGCGAGCGACGGGATAGCGACCCACTCGAGGCCGCTTCCGACGTCCGCGTAGAGCTTTGTGCGGACGCCTTCGTCCGCGGATTGGTCGAACCATGATTCACCTGCTCGGGGGTTGGTCGGAGGGTCGGACTGTACGTAGTCGAACCCGCCGACGAGTTTCTTGAGTCCCATTAGTCTGTGACGTAGAAGTGCTGGCCGCCGGCGCGGTCGTAGACAACCGTGCCGGACGGGAGGCTGGTGCTCGCCGCGTCCGCGGCGGCCTCGTCCGGGTAGGTGAGCGTGCCGTCGCCGGCGACGAGCGCCCACTGGCCGCTTATCGAGTCCGCGGCCGTGTCGACCTCGGCGACCTTCAGCGCTGAGGCGGCCGGCGGGTCGCCGGTCGTGTTCACGACGAGCTCGGGCTGGTCGTCCTCACTCCAGTTCGCGTCGACGAAGAGATGGTTCGTCGCACCGTCCGTGAGCGCGACGTCCGTCCGCGCGTCGAGATGCGCGACGACGAGGACGTGATCACGGCCGGCGCTCCGCTGCGTGCCGTCGTCCTCCGTCCACTCCGCGGTCGCCGCATCAAGGACGTGCGCCGTCTTCCCCGCCGCGATGTCCACGGTCGGACCCGCGCTGTCGTAGCCGGAGAGCGCGAGCCCGGAGACGAGGCGAGGGACGGGGAGCGTTCCGGCGAGCGCGCCGACGTTCTCCGCCGCGTTCGCGTCCCCGGACTGAATCAGGGTGTAGTCAGCCATTCAGAATCACCGCGAGGGGTCGTGCGGGATGGTGAACTCCTCGGTGTGGCCGGCCTCGACGGTCACCGGCTCGAACTCGTCGATGGTGAGGAGCGTCCCGCCAGCCTCGGGGTCGCCGTCGTAGACGGCCATCTCGCTGATCGCGGTGCCGCCCGCGACTTCGGTGCCGCCCTTCACGCGGATGACGACCTCGAAGCCGCCGGTGTCGGTTGTCTCGACGAGCTCGACGTTCGCGTTCGACGCCGCTGCGCCATAGGCCGGGCTCGCAAGTGCCGTTGCGTCTGTCGCTTCGTTCTGGCCGGTCCCGAGCGCGACGTACGCGACCGCGTTACGGACGAGGTCGCCGCGCGCTTCGAGACCGACGTCTGGAATCGTGGTCATGAGTGTGTGAGTGGGTGGTTAGCTGAAGGAGGAGTCGCCGTCGAACGCGTTGGTGCCGAACGTCCCGCTGCTGTCGACCGTCGTCGGTTCCGTATCGTCGACGGCGTAGTGTGTCACTGCATCCGGGAGTCCAGTTCCGCCACGCGCGACGGCTGCCTCGGCGCTGTACTGGACGGCGGCGGTCGGGAGGTCGTAGTGGATCGGGTCGCGTCGCGCGACGACACTCGGGTCCGCGAGGTCGGCGAGCGCGTGGACGGTGCCTGTTCGATGCGCCTGCCAGTCGCGGAGGACGACTTCGTACTCGAGGCTCTGGAAGTCCTCGATGAGCGCGACGTCGTCCTGGTCGGCGAGGACGCCGGCCGCGATAGCGAGGCGGAGGCCGGGCGGCGTCCCACGGCCGTTGAACGCACCCACGAGACTGAGGAGATAGCTCCGATAGGGGCCGTCGTCGCGGCCTCGGCGGCGGCCCAGCTGGCCGAAGCCCTTCCCGAGCTCGTCGAGCGCCCGGCCGTCCGCCTGCGTGATCTTGAGGCTCTTCGCGACCGCCTCAAGGTCGCCGGCGTACCGTTCCAGCTCGTCCTGGTGGGCGGTGATCCAGGCCGCGAAGTCCGACTCCCCAGAGAGGAGGAACGGACTCGGGAGACGCCCCGGGAGGTCGCCGTCCTGGACGTCGACCACTTAGACCACCGCCGTGACCGTCCCGGGCTCGGCGATTGCCTGGTCGGCGACCGCGCGGTCATCCGAGACCGTCCCACTCGAGTCGGAGACGGTGAGCGAGTCAATCGAATCGATATCGCCGTCCGCGTTCATCACGTTCTGGATCAGCTTGTCGCGGATGACGTCCTCGCCGAGACCGAGTCCGGCGAGGTACTGCGTGACCGCGGCCTCGACGGCGTCCGTGTCGACGCCTGTCCCAGCGAGGTCGACGTCGACGTCGATAGTGACGAGCGTCGGTCGCACGAGCGTGTGCTCAACCGCACTTGGCCGGAGCTCGTCGATTGCGGCCTGGACCTCACTATCCGACGGCCCCCCGTTCACGATCACGTCGGCGTTCGGTGGGGATGCGTTCCGGTGCTCGTCGACGATGACGTCACCGAGGTCAACGCCGTCGAAGCGGGAGGCGAGCCCGCCCTCGATGCCGCCGGTCGTGCCGCCGCCGGAGTTCTGAACGATGGCCGCCTGGGCGCGCTCGCGGAACTCCGCGTTCGTTTCGGGGTTCTCCCCGCCCGTGGTCGCGGTCGGGTTCGTGACGCCTTCGACCCCCGGCGGCGGGCTCGGCATCGTCTGGATCGTCCCCGATCCGACGTTGTGGTCGGCGCCACGCGCGAGCGCTTGGATCGGCGCCGTGACGGTCGTCGCGCCGGCGTCGGGCGTGACGTCCGCGGTCGTTTCGAACGCGAGTGCGTCCGGCGGGTCAGTTGTGACGCGGAAGCCCGCGTCGACAGTCGTCGTCTCACTCGCGGTCGTGATCTGGATGGTGCCCGTCGCGTACGTCCCGGGGTCGCGCGTCACCGAGTTGCGAGCGGCGAGCGCGTCCAGGTCCGCGTCCTCCATCAGCGAGTTCAGGAGGTCGAGGTCGACGACGTCCGGGTCGATCCCGAGGTCGGTGAGGTCGTCCTCGGTGATGGGGCCGCCGGCGTACGCGATCCAGCCGGAGAGCTGGACGGCGAGTTTCGCGTGCTCGAGGGCGCGGAACGCACCGGCGAAGCCGTCGTCGGTGAGCGCGCGCTCCGGCGAGTTCGGGGAGAAGTTCGTGATGTCCGCGTCCGACTCACGGATACGGTCGCGGACGGCCTCGTACACCTGCTGCTGGGTCTGTGGGGCTTGTGGCATCTAGTGTCACCTACTGCGTGAAGACGTACTGGCCGCGCTCGCCGGTCGTGGCGGTGAGCGCGACGTCGATCTCGACGGTGTCGGGGGCGGGCTCGCGGACGTCCAGCTGGTCAATGGACTGGACACGGTCCTCGCCCGAAACGAGGTCGCGGACGTCGATCTCGACGTCCTTGCGCGCGTCGACCGTACCGAGCTGGCCGATTTCGAGGTCGCGTTCCAGGGCGAACGCGAGGTCACGGCCGAGGCAGTCGATCCCGGAGACGGTGCCGATGCTGCCGGCGACGAGCTCGAAGTCCCAGTCGGACTCGAACGCGAGCCCCGTCCCGAGCGCGTCAGCGGCGTCCATCACTCGACCTCCGTCTGCGTCCCGGACTCGTTCGGCGTCGTCGACGTCGTCGTGGAGCTATCCGAGAGCGTGACGTCGTGCGTATGGTTCTGACGGGCGACCGGCGCCGCAGTTCCACCCTCGTCGATGACGACCTGGCCGCCCGCAGAGATCGTGACATCGCCGTCCGTCTCGATCCGGACGGCGCCGCCAGCGTCGAGTTCGACGCGCGCGGATGGGTCGTCGAGGTCGCCCGGCTTCTTCGCGAGCCGCGCCCACGATCCGTCTCCAGCGACCTCCGCGTAGAGCTCGCCGCGGCGGATGCGGACGTCACCCTCTTCGCCGAGGGGGGCGCGATCCGCGTCAGCGTCGCCGTAGACGGCAGGCATCGCCACCGGACCCGTATCGGAGCCCATGACGAGTACGAGATCGTTGACGCTCGGGACCGCGACGGCGCCGGTCGCCGGCTGCTGGATCGGGATCTGTCGGTGCTCGCCGTCGACGTCGCCGCCGGGTGGCACCGCGACGTTCACCTCGTGGTTCGACGTATCCGCCTCGTCTGTATGCGTCCAGACCTTCCGGACGCGGCCGACGCGTGGGATGTTCAGCGCTTCCCGGAGTTCGCCGAGCAAGCGGCCGCGTTCGTTCGGCTCCAGCGCCCCGAGGACGTCGTCAGTCACGACGATCCCTCGGCGAGGACGCCGCCACACGTGACGGTCGTACGGAAGCCATCCTGGCTGGTGAGCCGATGCGTGATCCCCGAGACGAGGTACGTCTGCGTGTCGATTGCATCCGGCACACTGAGCGTGTCGAACGGTCGGATCGACGCGCGCCCCGGGAGCGTGATCGACCCGGTCGCGCGCTGCCGCTTGAGCTCTTCAAGGATCGACTGTGCTGCGTTCTCGGCCATCGCTTGTGTTCTGATTCCATCATCGTGGTAGTCGAAGCGAGGCGTGCCGTCGCCAGCGGTCGCGACGAGTGACTCGGAGGAGATGAGGCACATCGCGTCCGCGCCCTTCTGCGACGCTGGGGACGCGCCGGTCACGCGCACGGACTGGTAGGGCATCGACCGGTCGCCCGGCGCCGCGTCGACGACCGCCGACTCGTCGTGCGCTGTCGACATCTCGGCGATGGTCGTCGTGACGTGGACGGTGCCGTCCGCGGCGACGTACCAGACGCCACCGCCCCACGTGGCGACCTTCTCGAGAACGCGGTCGCAACGCGTCCCCGTGAACTCGACGGACGTCCGCTCCACGGGAAGACTGATTGAGACGTCGTCGACGCCGGCTTCCTCAAGCGCACGCGCCGCGATATCGACGAGCGTCGCCTGCTGGAACGACTGGGTGAGCGTTGTCCGTTTCAGCTCGTAGATCGGATCATGTGCGATCACGTGATACCAGCCGGATCGGGACTCCGCCGAGGAGATCGTCCCGGTGAAGATCCGCTCGCCGGTGACCGAGCACGTGATTCGGGATCCGGTCTCGGGCTTCGTGTCTTGGAGGAGGGAGACTTCGAGTTCAGCGCTCGTGTTCCAGCGATCCTGCGTCAGTGTGAGCCCGTACGGCGACTGCGTCCCGGGGAGGGACTCGCCGCCGAGCACGATCGGTGCCGTCTCACCGCCGACGTCAGCTGCGCCGTAGATCGGTCGACTCATGCTTCTTGCAGGTCGACACGGAACGTGTACCAGCGGCCGTCCTCATCCACCCCGCTCCCACGCGAGTCATCAACGGACTCTACCAGGACGCGCCCACTCCACTTTGGATGCCGGAGAACTGTCTCTTCGCCGAGGAGGTCGTAGAGCTGTTCAACCTCGTCCTCGTAGCAGTCCCCGCGAAGTGTGAACGTTCGCGGCGAGTGCGAGAGAACCTGCGTTTCGGCCGTTGTCTCGCTGGTACCTTCGTCGGTCGGGAGGACGTCGAGCGTCGCGGTCTTGACGTCTTGACTCCCGTCAAGGACAGGGTACGCAAACTCGAACTGAGTAGAGCCGAGACGGGCAGTAACACGATCATCTGGTGGCATTATGTGTATGCTGTCTGCAAGATCCTCGCCCAGGGCGGGGTCATCGGAGGAAGGAAGGAGGTTAGTCGTCAGCCGATACAGCCGTATCCGGGCAGAGACGAAGGTCAGAGATTGCGCTCTGCCCTTCGGTGGCACGGCCGGCACAGCGCGACGAGATTCGATAAGTCGTTTCCTGCCTCGTGGTCAATTGTGTCGCCGGCTCGGAACTCCCGAAGCGGGGTACGGTGATGGACATCGAGCCCTCGCCCAGCCTCTGCACGATACGTGGGAGCGGTGATACCACACTCTTGGCAGCGGTACTGGTCTCGGCGAAGCGCCCGCTCACGTTGACGGAGCCAGTTTGAGCCGTAATTCAGGGAGCCACCCCCGGTCCAATTCCAGCTATCCTCACCGGAGAACTCGTTGGACATCCACTGCCCACTGCAGTCGTTTGAACAGAAGCGCCGGCTGTCTTCTTCGTGAGGGTCTACCTGGACTGCAGCCCCACAGACTTCACATTGCACATTCACCTTTCCCCCCTTCCAATGAGGGTGGTTGGGGCCGGTTTTGTTCTCTGACTGCCAGTTGATGGAGCAGGTCTTAGAGCAGAACCGCCTGTGCTGCTGACTTCGCGGCACGTGGAACTCGTCGCTGCATTGGTCGCAGGTGAGCTGCACCTGTTTGTTCTTACAGTCAAGTGAGCAGTACCGCGTCTTTTCGGCGCGGGCAGGGACGACATCGTACTCATTACCACACTCGTGGCACGTACTGGTCACACGGTTGCGATCTGGAGCGTTACCTTCGCCCGCACACTGCCGGCTGCAGTATATCTGGTTGTTATAGTCTGTGTCCCGGGCCTCGAATACCTCGCCGCAGTTCTGACATTCCCGTTCCACACTCCCCTTCCAGTGCACGGAGTTATCCTCGGAAAGGTTCTCAGATTGCCACGCAGCTAAACATACCTTGTCGCAGAATCGTCGACCGTTGCTCCGCGAGGGTTTGGCTCGAAATGCCTCTCCGCACTGTGCGCACTCGGTTTCCACCCCGGCGATGCTTTCGTCGTGGGTCTTTGCGTGGTGCAGTTTCTTCCCCCGGGAGCTGGCGAAGTCGTCGCGCCCGCACGTCGGACAGGTCGTGTCCTCGGCGTCGGTGGTGTCGTCAGTCGTGCTCATCGTGATCCTTACAGACGACGTCGCGGAGTTCTTCGAGCAGGCCGGGGTGGTGTTCTTCGAGGGTTTCGACGTCGTCAACGAGCTCGTCGTTGATGCGGTTGCGGACTTCGGAGATCGCCTGGTAGACCTTGCGGTCCTCGACGTCCTCTTCGCCGGCGATGCGTGCGCGTTCGGTTTCGGTCATGAGGGCGCGGGTTCGCGCCATGTTGGTAGGCATATTTGACTACCTCGTACTCAGTAGTACCGCTTCCAACACCGTAAAGGTGCGCATATTCACGTACTACGCAAATACACATACCTTTATGGTGGTTGCCTCCATAGACTGTAGTAAGAAGGCTGCCGCTCATCGGGAATCTGCTCCGGCAGAAACCCGGGTGCTGGAACACCCGAGTGGTGGGCTTCTTGCACCGAAAACCCATGTCGACTAACGCATCGGCCGCACTTAAGACCGCGGCCAACGACGACATCGAATCGGCCTACACCTACCATATCGAGCCCGCCACGCAGGGCGGCTGTCGGTATGTCCGCTGCGAGACGTGTGGTGCAGAGTGCGTTCCCGCGACGCCCGCCCGCCTCACCCACCGCCCCGGCTGCACGGAGGCGGACGCATGATGTACGACGAACTCCACATCCCCAGCGACGACGCCGTCGTCTACCACCGCCGCCGCGGCAGCCCGGAGGACGACGCATGACCGCCGACGACTTCCTCGGTGACGACCAGCTCGCGGAGTGCCCTGTCTGCGGCGCGGTCGGCCTTCCCGAGCGGATTGACGAGCATGACTGTGAGAGCTTCCTCGCGCGGAGGGGCCAATGACCAACCGCGCCAACAACCCCGCGCTCGGCCAAATCCTCACCGGCCTCCCAATCCGCCCTGGCGGCCACACCGACTGCACCAACTGCCACCAGACCGTCCGCGAAGGCGACCCAGTCGGCATCTACGCCCACTGGGGTGCCGAACACGGCGACTGGCACATCACCGACGTCTACTGCGTCGACTGCCGCCCCCGCGACTTCGGGCTCAAACGCACACGCATCCTCGGCGTCCCCGAAACCCTCGCACACGGCCGCCTCGCCGTCATGAGCGACAACCACACCCAGGACGCCAAACTCGTCGCGCATAGCGTCACCCTCCGCGCAACCAGCCCCGCAAACGAAGGCGCACACGGCCACACCATCACCGATGACTAGCGGAGACGCCGCGTGCCGCCGGCTCGCCACCACCGGCGTCCGCGCCGCACGCTTCGAGGTCGAAGAACCACTCCGAGCGATGGAAGCCCGACTTGAAGCAGGCGAGCGTCCGACCGCCGAGCAAATCCACGCGCTCCGCAACGCCATCGACTACCTCATCACCATCACCGAGGACGACCTCGCCCCCGCCGCCACCAACACCGAGGCCTACACCTACACCTACTCCATCCCCTACGGCGCACAACCCCGACGGCGCGACTAAACCCCCACCCAATTTTCGCCGTCCTCCCCGGGACTAGGACTCATTTTTATGCCCGCGGTGTCTCCGCGTAGATGGCGGTCTTGGTTAGATCGTCGCGGGTGCGAACCCCGCTACTGCACAAGTGGTCGGAATTAACGTGGAGGCACCCGCTGCCGGTGTAATGGCCGGTGCGTGGCTGCTTGCACACGGAAATCCCATAGGGGCACTGGTCATCATCCTCTGCCTGGGTGTGTACGTCCTCCTTCAACAGAGGGCGCCCAACGCATAACACGCAACGGGAACTGGCCGTATCGCCCGCAAAATGCCATACTGGCCACTCTTGGCCAGTTTCTCAAAGCGGGAGAAGTGGTCGGAATAGCTCCCGGCTCGCACGCACCCCGATTCTCAGCGCCATGGTTAGTTGACGCACCCGGACTGCGTGCGACGGGCGTTAATGCGCTCCCGCTCGGTGATGGTGGTTGCTGGCGTTGGTGGGGTGCAACCACTAGTGAGTCATCACCCCACGCCGATAAGCATAACGGTACCCCCCGGAACCAACGTTAGACCACCGCACAGGCAGTCTACCAACACATCTCGTTCCTCTATCCTTCTCCACGAGCACTAACCCGCTCACGGAGACTTCTCGCGAACCTTTTTCCGGTATCGGCCCCCTTTAGTTTGAACTCCGTTTCGATGCCGCTCCCGCGAAGAGTGACATCCTGCCCACCACGGAAAGTCTTGATTCCCGACAGCTGGCTGAATCGGAATGACTGCGTTGATCCACTGAGGAAGGTGAATTTAATGGTAAGAAGACGGCTATCTGTTAGGATGAGGTGTGTTCGTGCTTTGGGACGGACAGCGTCGCGGCAGTCGAATGCCTCGTTGAAAGTTTCCCCATCAAGAAGCATCGACGAGAGTTCATCTGCTACCCTGTCCGGGAGTTCCTCCGTGGCAGTGTAATGGGTCATAGCGGTTGTGCAGCATCCGCCTCTATAGTTCTGTGGTCAGTTTGTTCCCTGTCCGCTCTGCATGCGGCGTTTCTTCTCAAGGCGCTTCACCACGCGATCCGCTATCGCGTCGGCATTCTCCGATTGGGCGTTCACTGTCACGTCGTAGTTGTGCGTGCTCTTGTCAACGGTCGGTTTGTCGGTAGTGGTGCTGGCGGAGGTGGTGGACGCGGCGGGCGGAGGGGTGCTACCCCCCTTCGTGCTGCCCGAGTTTCCCCCTGTGTTGACCTTCGCGGCGTCGAGCTGGACGCCGCCGGCTTGGTCGACCGCATCGGCGGCGTCACCGATTGCTGATGCGGCGTCATCGACGAGGGCTGCGGCAGGGGCGAGCCAGTCCTCGGCTTTCTTCCCGAGCCATTCGAAGAGATCGCCGAGTAGGCGGACGCCATCTTGCACCCAACCGATAACGGTTCCCAGGTGCGTTATCGCCCAGATCGCGACGCCGAGTGGCGGATTCACCAATGCGACCGAGGCTGCGAGCATCGTAAACGCCGGCTGTAGAGCGATAAGCCCATTCAAGAGGAACTCCCCTGCCTCCACCAGCCAATTCCACGCTCTCGCAAGCGCGCGTGCACTTGCGCTCGCGACATTGGCGATATCATCCCAGAGGCCGAGCACTTCGATGAGGCCTGCAGCCGCGCCGGCGACTGCTGCGATGGCCCAGACCGGGGCTGAGAGCGCGCCAGCGAGAATCGTAACCTCTGCCGTCAACACGCCAACCGCGGCGCTCAGAACCCCGACACCTCCGGCGAGTGTATACGCGCCGATACTGGCAGCCACCATTGCCACAGAGGCGGCTTGAAGTGGCTGTGGAAGGGCGTTAAATCCGGACGCGAGCGCGTTGACGCCGTCGAGGGCGAGGGACAACGCGGGAAGCGCGTACGTAAGCACAGTCGTGCCGAGTTCACCGACAGAGCCAGCAGCGTTGATCGCACTCCACCCCACGTCACCGAGCGCAGGCGATAGTTTAACTGCCTGCTCACGGAAATAGCGGATCGCGTCTGGAGTGGCGCGGACCACCGAGTTCAACCCTTCGAGCGCAGGTGCTAACTTACGGACCGTCGTCTCAATCTCCTCGAATGCCGCAGGGGCCGTCTGCAGCGTTGTCGCGCCGAACGACTCGGCAAGCGGGACGAGCGTCCCTCGGAGATCAGCGATTGACGTTGACGCTTTATGGATGAGCTCCACAGCCCCCTCAAGCCCACTCATGGCGAAGTCCGTATTCGCCATCGTCTGCAGGGGCGCGGTTGCCTCACGGACTTCTGTGCCGAAGTTCTCCCAGATCTGCTGCATCGCCTCGCCCGAATCAGCGAGCTTAGACGACGTCGCGGCCATCCGCTCAGCACGCTGCTGCAGGCCACCGAACGCGAGCGCGCCAATTCCCGCCGCGGCGGCACCGCCAGCGCCGCCAAGACCAATCAGAGCAGAGGACAGCCCGAGGACTTCAGGGGTGGCCGCAGCAGCGAGAGCTCCTACCGAGGACACCCCGCCGGACAGTGGACCGAGTTCCGCTCCGAATCCGCTAGCCCTCCGGTCAGCATGATTCAACGCAGCGGTGAATCCCTGCAGTTGAATCGCGGACTCTGTAGCCTCGTCGCCGAGACCATCAACGGCGTCCTGAGCGTTGTGGACGCCGATAGCGAACTCAATGGCGTCATCGGAAGTGTTGTTGAGTGCGGACCCGAAGTTCCCGAACCGGATACCCGCCCCGGTTGCTTCTTCGCCGGCGTCTTCGGCCGCTCCCGCGATGCTACGCAGGACGGGCGAAACCAGATTCTCCGCTCGGATAACCGCGTTTAGGGCTTTGAACATGCGTTAGGGCTGGTTACGGCGCGCGCGCTCGGTTCGTGCGTACATGAGGAAGGTGTGCTGTGCATCGGTGAGTTGGCCGGCACCAGCGATGTTGGCGAACCCGAATTGTTCGACTTCGTACAATAGGTGGAGGCCGGCGTTACTTCTCGCGAAAGGACTCAACGCCGTCGACGTCAGCGGATTTTCCGAGCACCCAGAACGCGACACCCATGTAGATTTCGTCGTCGGCGTGCTCAAAGAGGTCGACAATTTCGTCTCCGATGAGAGTTGGGCTGTCGAGGCCGGTTGCGATTGCGTCGTCGAGTTTATCGATTGCGGCGCCGGAGGGGATCATGCTGGAGGTAACCCCGATCTCGTCAGCGACCTCGGCGGCGGTTTCTGCATCCGAGTCCTGCACTTGCCCGAGGTTCTGCAGCAACTCATCTGGGAGAGCGCGCATAGTCTCCACCCGCTGGCGGCGAGGGAGGCGGTTAAGTGTGAATGTGAGTTCGCCATGCTTCGTTTTGAGAACGATTGATTCATCTGCGGTTTCGGCGAGGATTTTGTCAACTACCTCGGAGCCGTCTGCCATTTGTGTCACCTTAGAATGTCGTTGCGGATTCGGCTTCGTAATCGATTGACGTGGACGCCTTCTCGTCGCTGGGGTAGTCGCGTGAGAAACTCGTGATGATGACACCATTACAGCGCACACCGCCACCATCTTCTCGGATGATGAGTCGATGTTTGTTCTCTGGTGCAGCCATCAAGGCGTCGCGGAGTTCGGCGTTTTTCCCGTCATACTCGAAGGACCCGGAAATATCGACGCCGGTCACTCCTTTGTCGGTCTGCTCAATTGGGGAGTCGTCGAACTGGCTGTCACTTGTCTGTGGCTCCCAGCTGAAGCTCTTTGACGTACATGGGTATTTTTCGGAGTCGATCACGAGCGACGCGTCAGATCCGTGGAAGTTCTTATCCATCTATTGTCACCCCTGCGTGTCGATGTTCACTGTCGCGCGGAACGTGCTGACAGCCTGAATCGGCGTGACGCCCATTTCGAGGGCGATCTCGCCTTGGTCCGTCTCGGCCGGGCGGACGTAGAGGTTCGTCTCGTCCTGGGTGTTCGCTTCGAGCAGTCCGTCCGCCGCGAGATCTTCGAGTTCTCCCTGGGCGGTCTGCGCGGCGATCTGCTCACGGTCACTCGTGTCGAGCTGGCCGTAGACGGCGTCGCCGACCGCCTTCACGAGGAGGACGCAGCGGTCGACGACGCGAACCGTCTGATAGGTGCGGCGCCAGTCGGCTTCGGTGGATGTCGACGAACTGCCGTCGACCGTAATCGAGCCCTCGGATTTGATCGGGATGACCTGCCCATCACGGAGGTTGTCTCGGTCCGCCTTTGTGAGCCGGCCTTCGTCGTTCTTCCCGGTTTCGAGCGTGACGCCGGTGAGTGCGTCGCCGAGGATCGGGTTTGTGAGGGCGTTCCCCGCGCCGATCCCGGCGAGCGCGCCGAGCAGCGTCTCGGTCGTATCGTCTTGGCGGACGGGGGCGGCGAGCCACTGCGGGAGCGCGTCGACGGCGTCCTCGTACGTCGTCGTGTCGTACATCGGCGTCGGCGGGGACTCGGAGGTGGTCGCGTTCGGCTCGGCGCCGGCGAATGCCTTCACCATCTTGTAGTCGGGGTTGCGGAGGGATTGGGCTTTCCCGGCGAGCGCGGACGCGACAGATTCCGCCTCGCTGAGTGCGACGTAGACGCCGGAGTCGCCCTCGTTGAGGACCATGTCCGCGCTGTCGAACGCCCCCCGCCATTCGAGGTACTTGTAGTCGATCTCGAAGTCGCTGCTCGCGTCCGTCTCTACGTCCCCGGTGAAGGGGTTGACGTACGCGGTGTCGGTTGATGACGGGGTCGCGAGCGACCCGTAGTGGTACTCGACGTCGAGGTCGGTCCCGGCGGTCGTGTCGGTGACCGTGATCTCGGCGGTGTCTTCGATGATCGGGGCGTTCCCGAGTGTGAAGGACTGGGTGCCGGCGTGCGACTCGCCGGTGACCGCGGTCGTCGACGGCATGACGCCGTAGAGGTAGCCGTTGTTCGCGCCGTTGTTGAGCGCGTCGCGGCAGCCGTTTGCGAGTTCGGTGTCGGCGCCGAATTTGGTCTCGGCGTCGTCGGCGGACGTGATCTGCGTCGGGGTGTTCGTTGCGGCGGTGCCACTGCTTGGGTCGCCCCGACCGAAGATGACGAGGAGCTCTTCCATCCCGACTTCGACGCCGGTAATGGACTGCCCCTTGAGGATCACCTCGGTCCCGGGCGTGCTGCCATACGTGATAGTCATGTGTCAGGCGGGAGGGTTTAGGGCTGGTACTCCCAGACCAGCGTCTCGCCGTCTGCCGACGATGTCGTCGTCTCGTCGGTCGTTGGCGTGTGGACGGTCGTGATCGGCTGTCCGTCAGTACTGGTGCGGTCGAAGAAGTGGACGCGGAGGTCCTGTCGCCAGCGGCGGATATCCGGGCCGCCGAGGTCGTCCTCTCGGCGGCCCTCGTCGATCCGGAGGTAGGAGACATCCGAGACCGTGCCGCCGTCGCCGTCAGGGAGTGCGCGCCCCTCGTTGTGCGAATCGAACGGCCGGAGTGCCTGCTGGCAGTCGAACCCGAGTTGGGTGGCGTCCCACGGAACGTTACCCCCAGCGATGTGGATGTCCACCTGAACATCCATCTCCCAGTCCAGTTCGAAGACGCGGCCGACGCGGTTCCCCGCATCGTCGGTGACGTAGGCGACACGGTCGGTATCGTGCACCGTCCCCCGAGGCATGCTCGTCACCTGGAGCGTGACCCAGGGTTGGCGGAGGCGGTTGTTCGCGCCTTCGTAGCTCGGCTCCTCGGTGATCACGTCGCCCGTGTCCATCTCGGAGGCTTCGAGCGCGCGTTTGATCGCGGCAAGGACGGCGTCGGGCGTCATCGGAACACCGCCCGGAGGAGGCGCGCGATCTCGTCCTGGATGTTCTCGACGAGCGCGTCCTCGTGTTCGTGGAGCGCCGGCCCGAGATAGGGTTGTGCTGGCGTCCCCGGGTGTTCCACGCGGGCGGCGAAGACTTCCTGGCCGTTGACGGTGAAGTGGAGTGCGTCCGCGTCATCGGGCGTGATAACGTGCGGGCTCGTCCCCTTCTCGACGTCCTCCGCGTACGGGACATTCGTGCCGACACGATAGTCGGCCTGCCCCGCACGTAAGTGGGCGAGGCTTGAGCGAAGCGTTCCACTGTCGACGGATACGTTTTCTTTGGCGGTTGCTTCGATTTGGAGCGTGGTGTCTCGAACCCCAGTGTCAACCGCGCTATCGAATCGATCAGCGACAGCCTCGAACTCCTGCGCGAGTTCAGAGAACTCCTCGGCCAGATCCTCGAAGCCGTTGAACTGGGTCATGAGCTAGAAGTCGGGGACGTTGAGTGTCGCCGTGTTCGTGCCTTCGTCCGCGCTGGCGTTGATGATGCCTTGGACCGCGTCCTCCCAGATGGTCTTCATCTCGCTGGCGACTTCGGCGACATCCTCGTTCGAGCCGGAGTAGAAGTCGCCGGATCGGGCGGAGTTGGGATGTTCGACGCCGGAGAGGAGGATGTAGCTTGCGTAGGCGGTCGCTGCGGTGCGGTGGATGGACTCGACGTCGTCGAGTGGGAGGCCGCTGTTTACGCGCGCTTCGAGCAGTCCCTCCGCGGCGTCGGCCGCCTTGAGTTTCTCCTGCGGGGTGTCACTCCACGCGTCTGGGCCGGTCAGCGGGATTGCGTCCAGGCCCGAGATGTACTTCAGGTCCGACTCGCTCTCGTAGGGCATCGGTCATCCCTCGCGTTCAGCGTCGATTGCGTCGAGCGCGGTTTCTCGCGATTCGCCGGCCTCCTCAGCCGCGTGAAGTGCGTCGAGTTCAGCAGGCGAGTAGTCGTTGTCGTCGAGGTTGCTGCGGAGCGTCGCGACCGTCACCCCGGTCGGGTCGAACGGCGGTTCGATCCCGCCCGCGCCATCCACATCGCTCCCCCCGCCTGTGGTGTCGACGGGTGTGAGGAGATCGCCGAACGCATCAAGTTCGGCGTCGGTCGGATCCTCGACGAGATCCCCTTCGGTGAGGGTTGTTTGGCCGCTGTCACGGACGAGGCGTGTCCCCGTGAATCGATAGGTCGCCATCACTCATCACCCCTGAAGGCCGGTAAGGTGCGCGACGCCCATCTGGCCGGCTTCCGTGGAGGCGAGCTGGAGGTTCATCCCGCCGAAGATCTTCATGTGGAGCGTCCACCCGGACGGGCTCTCCCATTCGATCGGCTGGATTTCCTCGGCGACACCGAGCTCGACGACGTCGCGAGTCGGCTGGAAGAGGATCGCCTCCCCGGCGGGGACGTGCTTGGTCGGGCGGATGCGTGCGATCTCGTCGCCGAGCTCGCCGAGAATCCGCTCGCGCATGTTCGTGTCCCCAGGGCTCCCACCGCCGAAGTCGGCGATGATTCGGCGGAGGCGCTGGTACTCGCCACGGTTGACGTACGTCCAGTAGCCGCCGTCGTCGAACTCGTCGTTCTCGAGGGCTTCGACCGCCGAGAGGAAGTCGGCGCGGATGTCCTCGGCGTCGGCCGTGTCGTCGTACCAGTTCGACCCAGTGACCGTGTTCCGGTCGGGGTGATTGGCGAAGCCGTACATCTCGTAGCCGTCGATCGGGCGCTTCCAGCCGTTGATGAAGTACTTCTCGAACGTCGAGGAGACGCTCCGAGTAGCCTGACTGGGGACCTTCGTGTCAAGGGCATTCCCCGGCCCCTGGCGGCTGGACATGAGGATGCGGCGGTCGATCCGCCAGTCCTTCCAGACGCAGGGGAGCGGGACGCCGTCAAGGCCGTACCCGGGGTCCTCCTCGTTGGAGTCGCCCTCGGGGTTCATCCCGATCTCGGCGTCCTCGCTGATGTCCCCCATCGTCTGCCAGCGCGAGACCCACGTCGCGAGATCCTCACTGGTCGTCAGACCGGCGCCGCGGAGATCGTTGACGAGGTTGAGCTGCTGGTTGCGGTTTTCGACGACGACGTCGGAGAGGTCCTTCCACTCCTCGTACTCGAGCGCGCCGTCGGCGATGAGTTCTGCGCGTTCGTCGTCGCTGGCGGCCATGAGGTATTGGAACCCACGATCACCACCGGCGTCTGCGAATAGCTGTTTCGCGCTCTGCACCTTCGTGTTCGGGGGTTGGGTAGACATTGATTAGAGCACCTCGTAGACGAGCCGGGCCTGACTGGCCGACCCAGAATTGTCGACGTCTTCGCGAGCGACGCCGATGACGGCGCCGGGCGAGTCGTTGCTCGAGTCGTACTTGCGGACCGCGCCGTTGCCGTAGGAGACGAGGAAATCACCGGCGGTGATGTCCGCGTTCGCTGCGACGTCGGGCGCTGCACCGGCGGCGTTGGAGCCGCCGAAGAGGAGGCCGAGCACGCGAATGAATCGCTTGAGACCGGCGACGAAGACGTAGTCGCCACCAGCGTAGGCATCCTCGACGGATTCGATGTCGGTGGTCGGGTCGCCAGAGTAGGGGGCTTTCGTCGCGACGAGCGGTTCCGCGACACCACCCGCGGTGGAGTGCTTCTGGAACTGTTCGAGGTTCCCGCTGACGTACTCGACGAGGTGCCCGGGCGTGATCGACTCGGCGGCCTCTCCCTCCTTTTCGGTGGCGGTGGGGCCGCCCATGACGATCTTGTTACTCGACATTAGTCATCACCTCTGTCGCCGTGGCCGTTGAGTTGGGCGACGAGATCCTCGTACTCGCCGGCATCCTCGGCGCCAGCGGTCGCCTGCTGTCGGCCGGTCGCGCCCGGGAGGCGCGCCGTCGCCGACGCCGTTGCCTGTTCATGGAGGGAGTTGAGGACGCTCTCGGTTGAGGCCATGAGGTCCTCGCGGTCCTCCTCGCTGAAGTCGTCCGAGTGTGCGATGATCTCGTCGACGCGATCCGCCTTCTCGGTCTGGGCCTTCGCTGCTGCGACCTGGTTGTCGGCGATGTCGGCGACGTAGTCCTCGAGGGAGTCGTGGTCACCGAGATCGACTTCGACGGTGTTCTGTGTGCTGTTCTCAGGGTCACCACTGCCGTCGGTGGTGGTAACGGAGTCGTAGAGGCGGTCGAGGTCGTCCTCGTCCATCGCCTCAAGCGACTCTTCGCTGAAGTCGTGGTCGTTGATGAGCGTCTGGTATTTGTCGTCCATCTGAGTCAAGGGGTCCGGGCCGGATTCCGCCGGTTCGTCGTCGGTCTGGGCAGAGGCCGCGCCGCCGCGGGCGGTGTCGACGCCGAGGAACTCGGCGAAGGAGTCGACAAGTCCGCGGGCTGCGGGGCGATCCGCATCGGGTGGTGTGGGAGCATCACCGCCGTTGTCGTCGTCCGCTGCTGCGGTTAGCTCGGCCGCGATGTCGTTGTCGTGAACCCATGCGGCGAGTTCCTCGGAGGGCCCCCAGTTGACGGTGTTCGAGGGGGAGTCGCCCTTGGAGACGACCGAGAGATCAAGGAAGTCGATGTCCTCGGCGACGAGGAGACCGCTCTCTTCGTCGACGTGATCCGCGCGGAACGAGGGATGGATGGAGACCTCGTAGCTCCCGGCGTGGATCCCGCGGGCGAGATCGGGGTCGTGGACGTTTGCCTCGTAGCCGACGCCTTTCCCGTCGAGATAGCGCGCTTTTGTGACCTTCCCGTACGTGTCGTCAGTACTGGGTGGGTACTCGGGGCGGCCGAAGTCATCGGCGGGATGGTCGGCGGTAAGCGGTTCGTCAGTTTGAGTTTCTGCCGCGGCGCGGAGCGCCTCCTCGGTGAAGAGGACGGGTGTGCCGTCGTCCATGTGGAGGACGTCTCCGGGTGCGACGGCGATTCCGGAGAAACGCCACGGCGGGTCAGTCTCGGTCGGGTCGTTCGTGTCCGCTTGGAGATAGCGGACGGGGACTCGGAGTTCTGTAGTGGTCATCAGTAAGAGAGGGTCCGGGACCTCGAGCTCGGAGCATCACTCGACACTCGTCGACGCCGTCATCGGGCCAGGGGTCGGAGGTCTATACGACAGGCGCGATACAGCACACGCAGTTTGGATGCGTGCGTCCCGGGATCAGCCCGTCCGCCTCAGAAACCGGATATGGGCCGTTGGTGGCGAGCGCCTCGCAAACCGGGCACGGGTCGGAGGTGAGGATGCGGACCTCGTCGACACCAGCGCCGTCGTATCGACGGGCGCTCGCGGTATTATACGCGTTGGAGATCTCCGTTCGAGAGAGCGTTCGCGCTCGTGTGATGCCGATATCGTCGATGTCCTGAGTGAGACGGGCGGCGGCTTTCCGTGGATTCCACCCTTCTGTAAGCGCGGTCGCAAGATCATCGCGAACCGTCTCTTGGATGGCGTCGGTGATGCCGGCGAGATTGTCGTACGCTCGCGTGTAGATTTCTTGAACGGTGCGCTGGTGGACAGGCATGCGGAAGGTGGCACCGACACTCGCCTCGCCGGCGTGGATGCCAGCCTCCTCGAGTCGGCGCTCGGCGCCGCGAAGCCCGCGCAGGTAGGCCGTCCGGAGATACGGGCCCGTATAGTGTCCGCCCTGTGCGATACGGCTGGGTGTGATCTGCTCTAGGACGTCCTCGTCGAGAGCCTCTTGGAGCCACTCGGTGAACGCGTCGACAGCGTCGGCCCGCGTGTCGAACGTGAAGTGGTCGCGGGGCTGAGCGGCTGCGAGTTCGAGTGCGTCGTTCTCGTAGCCGACCGTCGTCCGAAGCAGTCCCTTCAGGCGGCGGAAGCGTTTGGTCATCGCTGGCGCGAACTCGCGCTTGTGGAGCGTCGTCGTCCGCGTCAGATCTTGGGCCTCGGCGGTGAGTGTATGCCGTTGGTGGGTGTGGGCCATCAGTCATCGGCCTCCGCCTCCGGGAACGCACTCCCGTAGTAGTCTTGGACGTTCTCGTCGGCCTCGTCGATGGGTGGGACGTCCGCGGTTGACTCAGCTCCAAGGTCCGGGAACTCGCCGGTTTCGATGAACTCAACGACATCTGCAGTCGTCATGCCGGCGAGGAGTGCCTGCACCTGCTGGAGAACCTCCGCACGAGTGGCTTGGACATCGGCTTCATCCGACTCGGACTGCTCGGCAAGCGGCGGCCACGCAACGTCATAGCCGCCACCGTTGGGCTGGGAGACTGCACCGTACTCTGTGAGTCGATCGATGAGGTCGCGGACGATGATCGGCGTGGTGGTCTGTTCGCGACGCTCGGCGATCGACCCGTACCATTCCTTCCGGTCTTCAGTTGTGGCGCGCTCCCCTGTCTCGTTGCCTTTCAGCATTGATTGGGGCATGCCGGTGTAGGCGCTGATCGCTTCGATCTCGGGATTGATGATCGGCGTTGGGTCGATATCGTTCCCACCGATCTGCTCGACGTCGGCGCCCTCCAACTGCATCGTCTTCGAGAAGCCGTGCATGAACTCTTGGAGCTCTTGCTCCATTCGGTCGCCGCCGTCTTCGAGCTGGTAGCCGGAGTCGACGTTGACCGCGAGCCCGTAGTCGGCGCCGCGATAGGCCATTTCGGCGGCGGCACCGAGCGTCTTCTCGATGTCGAAGAGTGCGTTATAGACGGGCTCCATCCGGGGGGTGCCGCGGATGTCGTCGTCGAGGAGGTTCTCGGCGATATGGATGACGCGCGAGTGATGCACCCATGCGGTCGTCGAGGTCTCCGGTGTGGCGTCGTCTTCGTCGCCAAGGTCAAGCCGGTAGTATTCGGGATACCCCCAGCGGTCGCTCTGGGGGTCGTCGTCGAGGCGGAGGTCCTCAACGGAGAGCTGGCTGAACGGGCGAAGCCAGCGGACGTCCGCAGGCCCGTCGATCTCTCCGCCATCGACGGGGGCGGCGAGATCACGGTTGTCGGCGAACCCGATGACGAGCACGCCATACTCGCCGATCCCGGCGAGTTTGTCGGCGCGCCTCGCGTAGTGCCAGAGGCGCTCGTCGTCCTCGAGCGTCGCGAGGTCGTCCTCGAAGGCGGTCGTCTCACCAGCTCCCATTTCTACGCTGTCAGTGATGGTTGGCGGATCGCGCCACGTCGTCGTTGCGGGGATGTCGACGACGGCGCGCGCGTAGGGGTGGCGGAGGTACATCGCGTAGAAGTCCTCCACTCCGGGCTGCTCGTCCCAGCCGAACGCCTCGTAGAGGTCGCGGTCGCCGTCGTACTGTTTCCCGAGGTTCGCCGCGAGCATCGTCCGCATCTGGATGCCCGCGAGCTCGTCCGCGGTCAGCTCGTACGTCTCGGCATCGTCGCTGTCAGTAGTAGTTGTGTCAGTCATCAGTTAGACCCCCACACGCCGGTGCCGGACGTGCCACCGCCGGCGCGTTTGCCTTCGGCCGCGAATGCCGCCATGATCGCCGCGTCGAGATAGTCCGGTGATCGGCTCCCGTCGAGCTGATCCTTGATCGCTTGCTTCGACGTTGCGACCAAGACTTCAGCGCCGTCGTCGCCGTGGCTTGCGTAGAACTTCTCCTCGTACTCGACGACACGCGCCGCGACGAGCGCTTGCTCGTAGAGGTCGCGATCTTGGATGCAGCCGCCTTCTTTCAGCCAGCGGCCGAAGACTGCGAGCGCCTCCGTCCAGCAGTCCTTATACTCGACGTCGTCGTCGGCCGTTTGGCCGGCGTTGAACCGGTGGAAGTCCGGGTAGGCTTGGCAGAGCCGATCGGCGATGCCAGAGCCCTCACCGACGGCGTCAAGTGCCCCTGGATGCGCTGGGTAATCGTCAAGGCCGCCGAACTCGCCATGGCCGTGGCGAATGCGGGACTCCTGCTGGGTGTGGTTCGTGCCAGATTCGGCGTAGTGGACGACGCAGCGATCCGCGTGGATGCTCGCGACGACCGTCTCGTCGCCAGCGCGCGCGAAGTCGATCCCGGTCCCATAGGGCGTGACGCGCGTCGACGATGGGGCGCGCTCCCAGGCGGCCTTGACGTCGTCGACCGTCCAGGGGCGGTTCGCGCTCGCGCCGGCTGGCGGGATGACGCCAGCGCGGCGCCGATACCAGCGTTGGTCGAGGTTGTCGCGGAACTCGGGCGAGGTGGGGTCGGAGACCGTGCGGGCTTCCTCGACGCCCGGCCAGTCCTCTTCGTTGAACTCGCGCCAGTCCTCCTTGATCTTCCAGAGGGTGGCGAGCCCGTCGATCTGGGGGCCCTCGGCCTCGCCGAGTTCGACTTGGACGTTGTGGGAGGCGAAACTTGAGAAGGAGACGTCGTTCCAGGTCGGCTTGTCGAGGAGGTCGGCGACGATGTTCGTCTCGTCGACCGGTGGGTTCGCGATGGCGATCATCCGGTCGCGTTCGTCAGTGACGAGGGAGTCCATCGCGTCGACGGTCTCGGCGTCGACGTCGTCCTTGTCGGCCTCCTCGATGATCGAGAGGTGGTAGGCGGAGTGGACGCCCTCGAGCTCGCCGGCGTCCTGGGGGCTGGTGGCCTCGAACCAGTGCTCGGGATCGTCGGGGAAGTCGATCCGCTCGGGACGATGCTTGAACTCGCCGGGGAGGCCGGCGCCGTCGAGCGCGGAGTCGTGGAGTGCCTCGACCGGCTTGCAGAACGTCCGCTTCATCTTCTTCTCCGTCCCCGAAGTTGCGAGGACCGTTGCCGGGTAGAGGACGTACAGCCACGCGTTGGCGATCGCGGCGAGGATGTAGGACTTCCCGAGGCCGTTCGCAGTGACGACGAGCGTCTTCTGGTTCGAGGCGACCGACCGGCAGATCTCGCGTTGCGCGTCGGAGACGCGGAGCCCGAGGACGTCCTCAATACAGTCCTCGAGCCACGTTTCGTCGCCGGCGCGCGCGCGTTCGGCGTAGTGGCTTGGCCGCTTCGGTCGCGCTGTCGACGATGCGGAGGTCGTGCTACTCATCGTGAGCCTCGCGGAGGTCCTGCATCAGGAGGTCGTCGACGCCGTCGACTTCGAGATGGTCCGTCGCGTCGGCGATGTTGAACTCGGAGAGGAGCTGGCGGGCCTCGCGGAGGAAGCGGTGATCTCCCGAGCGCTTGTACTTGATCAGCGCCTCGGCAGCGAGTTCACGGACGGCGTCCTGCGCTCGATCCTGGTCGCCGAAGGCCTCGACGAGGCCGCCGAATGCCTCGCGTTCACGATCAGAGAGATCGGACTGGAGGTGCTCGGAGAACGCTCCCGTCTGGTAGTTGCCGTTCGCGCGGCCTTTGGGGGCGTTCCCGCCGTGATGCTTGCACGCGACGCCGGGCTCGCCCGTCCGCTTCGGGTCCGTGGTGCCGTGACCGGCGGTGAGCATGCAGAAGTCGACATCGTCGCGCTCACGACCATGCTCGGAGGGAGTTGTCGACTCACTCTTCGGCCGGCCGCAGATATAGCGGTCCGCGTCGTCCGGGTGGACGGGGTTTCCGTCGGCGTCGGTCGGCGCGTCTGGATGAATCTTCATCAGTTCGAGTCAGGGGCCGGGGCCGAGGTTCCGCGGCCGTGGCGGGCCGAGGTAGCCCGGTGAGGGTGGGGTGAGGTGGTCGTCGTCGACTTCGCGGTTATGCTCGCCGCCGATATGGCAGCGCTTGCAGAGCGCGACGAGGTTCTCTGGGCTGTTGTTGTGGGGGTTCCCGTCGCGATGATGGACGTCGACGCGATCAACCTCGCCGTAGGAGCGCCCGCAGCGTGGGCATCGCCAGCTCCGCCGGGAGCGCCCCTGCCAGTACTGTCGGCGTGCTTGGTCGCGGGCGTCTTGGTCGTCAGTCATCGTCGAGGAGGAACCCGGCTGTGCAGTCGGCGCAGAACGTGATCGTGTCCTGGAGCTCGTAGCCCGCTTCTTTCAGCTTGTCGCCGAGTGGATGGGAGAGGTATTCGTCCTCGTGGAACTGTCCCATGAGGAACGCGTCGTCAACGCGCTCCCCGCACTCTTCACACTGTGCTTGGTACGTCATCCGTCCGCTTCCTCCGGATTCTCGGCGACGTCGAGAGCGCGGGGGAGACGTCCGCCGAAGTAGCACTGTGATGGCGTCGTGTTCGTGAACGGGCTGTCGTCACTCATCGGCTTGGATGTCGGTGAACTCTCCGCGGAGGGCGTCGGAGAGGCGTTGGCCGTCGGCCCGCCGAACAAGATCGACGAGCTCGCGGCCGAATGCCCCTTCGCCAGACTCGACGTCCGCGGCGTAGGTGACGCGGAACGGCCAGTGTCGCGGCCCCCACATCTGCTGGCCCTGGTGGATCCACTCGCGCGTGAACGCTTCCTCCTGCTGTGCTCGGTCGCGGATGGCGGGGCCGTCGGCGTCGGTTTCGTGGGTGTCGATGCCGCGGAGGCGATGTGTCGATGGGCCGACGACGGTTCGGGGTTCGGGCATTCGGTAGCCGACCCAGGTGTCGCCGTCGACGATCCGGACGACGTCGGCGAGCGCATCAAGGCCGTGATCAGGTGTGGTCATGGTCAGAGGAGCGTGCGGACGAGCGCGAGGAGTGTGGCGAGGACTGCGCCGGCGACGACGCCCCCGAGGGCGTAGTGCCACTCTTGCGTGACGTCGGCGAGGACGCGGCGTCGCGCGCCGCCGTTGACCGTTCGGGCGCGGCCGTAGACGGCGGCCGCGTAGATGATCGAGAGCAGTTGCGTCTGCCCGGTCGCGACGAAGAACCAGCCGGCCGCAAGGCCGAGCCCGAGCGCGTGTGATTCTGCGTGATAGCTGAGGAAGCCGTCGCGGGCGGAGTCTGTCTCGCTGGCTGCGCCGGCGGCCTTGATCCACGCGACGACGCGATCAAGGACGCTCGGGGAGACGTCGGAGCTGGTCTGTTCGTTACTCATCGGTGGCGTCCTCCGTGTCGTCGCCGGAGAGGTCTTGGAGTTCGAGCCAGACGGCGGCGAGTTCGCTCACCTCAACGCCGTTGAGGACGAGTAGAACGAAGAACGCGATCCAGGCGGTGAGGCCGGGGGCAGCGCCGTTCTGGATGGCGTATGTTGCGAGTGCGACGGTTGCGACAGACAGGGCGCCGGCCTTGAGGAGCTTGTACGTTTTAAGCGACATGTCGAAGTGGGCTTTGAGGAGCCGGGCAAGCCGGAGGTTATGCTCGCGGACATCGGCCGGCCAGGTATGGTGGGTGGACATGGTCAGGATGCATCGATCGGTCAGGAGTCGGAAGAGCTCACCACGCGACTCGAACGCGTGCGTCCGCCTGGCGGAGTGAGCTGGCTGGTAGGAGGAGGAGGGCGCGACGTCGGCCACGGTCATCCCCACGTTGCCCGCGGGGGTAGACGGTGGCTGCCGACGGCGCGCAACTGAGCGAGACGCGTGCGGCCTCGGCTGAGGATGTTACCTGGGCGATTCGCCGGTGATCCCTCGCCACGTTGGGTCATCGGGACACCCGGGTTACGCCGGCGCGACGACGTCGCCTTCGCGAACGCGATAGACACCGCGGTCGGGGACGTCGACGCGGAGGATGCGCTCGGGCGGCCGCCCGTACTCGGCGTCGAGCTCGTCGTCGACGACGTCACCCTCGAGGACGACGTCGAAAATCTCGAAGGCGACGCGATCCGGCGTGGTCATCGCCGCGGATCCTCCTGGAGGGCGGCACCGATCGCGCGCCGCCACGACACCTCGCCGTCGACGCGGACGTTCCGCATCAACGCGGCCCCATCTGGTGAGCGTGGGGCTTTGTCCTCGTCGCGGAGGAACTCGAGGAGGGCGATGAGGTTGTAGGCGCGCGCAACGGTGTCCTCCCCATCGAACTCGGGCTCGTGATGCGAGTGATCGGTGTTGCCACACTGGCAGATCGGCGCCCAGGTTGCACGATCGCTTGCGTCCGGACTGGGGAGGGAGCGGAGGCCGTGATCGGCCTGATCGGTGAGATACTGAACACCGATGACGGCGTCGACGCTCGTAACGCGGTGGTGGTCGCAGTCGGTAGCGTCGAGCACCATCTGCCCACCCTCACCGGCGACGAACTCGCCGCCTTGGTCAAGCGCGGACTCAAGCGCGGATGCATGGCGTTCGCGCCAGTCGTCGTCCGGAGAGACAGTCTCCTTGATCCGCGCGAAGCACGTCGCGCAGAACCGGTGGTCGTGCACGATCGTCTTGAGGACGCCACCCTGGTCGCGCCACGCGCAGTCCCGACTGCAGTAGGAGCCCGCGACGGCCCCCCGGTGGACGTCGAACTCGACGTCGCAGTCGTCGCGAGCGCACTCGTCAGTCTGGACGTCCGACTCTGAAAGTGGTGATTTGGCGAGAGACATAGCTGGGAACCACCCACGCTCTCAACGCGGGGGCATAGGAACACGCCCACAGAGGGGGCGCTCTGGTTATTGACAGATGCCGCTGGAGGGTGATGAACGAAGAGGGTCGCGTCGTCGAATGTCGCTACTCCACGACGTCGTAGAGCCGCATCCGGCCATCGCGAGGATTCGGACGGGCCTCAACGACGTCGACGTCACGCAGCCGGCGGAGCGCGTCGCGGATCGTCCGCCGCGGGAGCATCGTCGCCTCCGCCAGCTCACGTTGTGTTGCCGGCGCGGCGTCCTCGAGCGTCAGGTAGACGAGTTTCGACGCCGGGGGGAGATCTTCCACGGGGTTCTGTTGTGTGCTCAT